CTTTCGCGTTGCCATTTCTGACCCCTCTCGCTAGGGCCAATTCTAGCTGAGACTCCATTTTATCAAGGCGCGACACTATTGGAATATTCTCCAATTTAATTATGTAGCGAAGGCCAGCAATCAGTAAAGCAATTGATCCTAGAACTGATGCAACTAGGGTTGCTAGTTCAGCTGCAACCATTATCGGACTTTGCCGTAACGCTCGTAGTTAGGGTTGAGCCAGTTAATAATGCTAGGCAAGACTGACACTAGAGCGGCATTTGCAATCGCATTGAGGTCGAATCCCACCGCTAGATAGGTCGCTAGGGCTGTCGCTAGGAATGTCTTTGCCCAGCTTTCGGCCATCTTTTTTAGGTCGCTCATTAGATTCTCCTTCGAGGTTAAACCATTTGCCATCTGTGTCTCCCAAGCTAGTAAATGATATATGAAAGTGACTACGATGAGGATTAGCGCCTGAGTATTTACGCCGCTTCCATCCCAATATCGGACTCATAATCTTTCCATCGTAGATTATGTATTTAATTCGCTTATCGCCCTTCTTAGCGCATTTACGAATCTTCTCAACTAACGCGTAAGCCTCTTCTTTATGAGCTGATAAATCAGCATCAACATCTATAGCTCTGACGATTCCATCGACTGGTATATGGTCAGAACTGCCTTTAGCAAGGTGGCGAGCATCAGCAATCCAGCCATCAGACTTCCTATCGCGATCAGGATAATCGTCATCAATTTGCTCCCGAAGTTGGATTCCTGCTGCGCATAATTTAGGCATATTAGTTATTTAGCACAATCCCTCAAGATTATGCTAGAAGCAGTTTAGCCTCATCCTCAGTAATCCCTAGCCGATCTAGCAGGGCTGCCTTTTTAGCAGCCTTTGCTTCGGCTTCAACCTTGTGTGCTTTAATTTCCGCTTCATCTTTTTGAAATTGGGCAAACTCTATATCGTTCATTTCCCGTTCAATTATTTCATCGGTTTCTGAGTTATGAATTGTGATTTTTGGTATTGTCATTTTAATTAACTCCATATATTTTAATAGTTCCTTGAGCAGCAAAATCGCCCCCGCCAGTTAATAAAGTAAAAGAAGATATAGCACTTGTGGATTTATAGCCAAACCCACCACTATAAGCGAGCCAATAGCCGTCATTTTGTTGCAAACCAACGTTTATCAAACCGCTTTTGAAAGCCGCAGTAGAGGCATATAAAGGAATTGATAATGTCATTGTAGAACTATTGTTAGAATTATCTAAACCAGCCCCACCAGCAGGTTCAATTGAAGTTACACCACTAACATTACCGCTATTGTTACCTCTTATATTCCACCCGTAATTACTGCCTGTATCACTATTAAATCTTAATAAAACAGTAGTGTTATCATTTACTGCTTTAAAGTTTTCAACTATTATCATTAAATTAGTATATGAGCCGCTAATACTAGATACTGTAATGCTTGAAGTTTGTGTAATGCTTGTAGTTGAAAGTAAAGTCATACCACCACCAGCAGCAGCAGTTCCCCACTCAGGGGCAGTTGCACCAGAATTAACTTTAAGAACTTGACCAGCAGTTCCAATGCCTAACCTTGCTACTGTATCGGCTGCCGTTCCGTAAAGTAAGTCACCAGCAGTAGTAATTAAATCCGTTGAACTGTTTGTAATAATTGGTATTGGGCCAGTTCCAGAAGCTACCGAAATACCTACACCAGCTTGCACTTCAGTTATATCGCCTTGGTCGTTATTGATCCAAGCAGGAACGCCACCTGATACCGATAAAATTTGACCAGAAGTGCCAATAGGCAAGCGAGTGTTTGTGTTGCTAGTCGCTGAGCGGTAAGCAATATCTCCAAGCGTTGTTTCAGGATTTAGCGCCTTGGTGGTTGTATCGACGGAATTGCCAAGGGTTCTTATGGCAGCTGCGCCATCCTTGACTAAATCTGTATCGTCTGGAGTTTCCCAGTTGTAATTCGTTGTATTGGCCATTTATTCTCCTATGCCACAATTGTAGCGTCTAGCCAGTATAAAGCTGGATTTATTGTATTCCAACTCTCAGGTGCAGGAACATCCTGCCATTTCATTGCTTGAAGGCTAAATGCCAAAGGTGAAACATTGAGTGTCAGGTCAAGCCTATTTAATGAAGCCGTCCAAGTCCAACCTTCAACAAAGCCTTGGAATTCTCCATTAACCATATTGCTAGGCAAATTAATGATATTGACTGGCATACCCATAAAAACATTTAGCAGGCTATCTCGATCCAAATTGTCAATTTCAGAGCTGGCTAACGGAAAAGTTATATTTCTTAAGGCAAACTGAGGATAAGCCCTGATGAGTAGGTAAAAGGCTGCTTGATCCTCGGCATCGTTTTGATTTCGCAGCGTTGTTCTAATGGTCGTTGCTAATTGGCCATAAAGAGCTATTGAAGCCGCATCCTCATCTGTAACCTCGGCATTGCCTACTCCGTATCCGACTGTGATGGCATTTCGGACATCGCCAGCTCGCTTGACGATAGACAGAGCTGGGCCGATGGCGTGATTGCCATCTAAATCAACATAGCCATTAATTCCTATGTATTGAGCCCTATGGGTTGAATCCGCATAGCTAATACGCCCTTGAGCATCCTCATATAAATAACCAAGTCCGCTGGTCGCAAAGCGAGAAGCTAAATTATAAACTGTATCATTTAAGTTGCTTTCTGAGTGCAAGTCAAAATCGCCTGGAGTGTCTATCTCGCCATAACCAGTATTCTCAGCATCTTCCCATTGAACTACAGGGTCATAATCGTCCCAAGCCTCAGCTGCTGGGACTTCATTCCATTGGTCAAACAAAACACCTTCAAGAAGTGCAGCAATTCGGTCTCCATCAAATTGATGTGGAAAGTTGCCTGTATAAACCGCTCTGGCTAATCGAGCCAATGCCCCTACTGCCACTATTTTAATTTGTTGGCTGGTGGCCGTTGATCCTGAAGTTTGGACTGTAATGCCTAAATCAGTTATGAACCCGCCAAAAACATTGACATAAGTATTAGTCGAATCCTTGACTTCAATAGTTACGGCATCGTTAATCTCAAATGGGACTGATGCCTCACCAGTTTCAATAAGCGTTAAATTGCAATAGCCAGCGATTGGCTGTGAATAAATATCGGTTCGACCAGAGGTGATAGTCAATCCGCTTAAAGTGGCGCTGGTGACTGTTGATCCATTGACCTTGACGCGATAGACAGGATTCCAAAGGGTCATACGCCAAGAGTATCTAAGGAGCCAGTCCTTGCTTGACTTTCATTGAGCGCATCAATTACCGCTCTAGTAAATCCTTCGCTATCTATAATTGAAGCGGCATTGACATTTATAACGACGCCTTGAGTTGAAGTATCTGAAGTATTTGTTATACCAGCTTTCCTATCTGCAATTCTTTGTCTAATTGCTGCCGTTTCAGCCTTCAATTCTTCTGTTCTAGCAACAGCGTCTAAATAGGCTTGGCTTGGAACGAAAGGAACAGTAGGGAAAAAAGGATTAGTAAAGTTTCCGCCGCCAGTATCATCTGTAAGATCATTATCGCCTCCGCCTGTTGTGAGGAAGCTAGAATTGCTAAAAGGATTAATTTTGCCAAGAAATTGGCTTAACGGATTGTTTTTTATAAAATCGACAATTTTTTTATAGGCATCATATAGGTCTTTAAAGAAATTAACAGCCTTACCTACAATATTTACGACCGCCGTAATGCCAGTTACTATGCCGCTGAAGGCTGATTTGAGAGCTCCTGTCATTATTGGCACAATATATTTATTCAAGAAATTCCATAAAGCGGTAAATTCTTCTTTATTATCATCAATAGCTTTAGTCAAAGGTTTTAACTTATCCTGAATTGCTTGAACTGCTGGGCCTACTTTAGTATTAAAGGCATCCAGTAATTGAGTCAGGATAGGCAATAACCGAGCGCCTACAGATTCTTTAGCCTCATCAAAGGCAACTTGCATCCTTGCCATCTTGCCACTAAAAGTATCTGCCTGAAGCGAAGCTTGGCCGCCAAAGGTTTGAGCTAATGATTTAGTTACATCGTCAAAACTCATTGATTTTAATTCAGCAGCGGAAAGTCCTACACCGAGACGCTGAAGCGAAGTGTTAGTGCCATCGTAAGCTTTGGCTAAAGCTACGCTTACTGTCTCTAAATCTTTACCAGAACCAGCAGCAATATCCAGAGCTAAAGTCTGTAATTTCTGCGCTTTTTCAACATCATTAGTCGCTCTTACTAGCTTTTCAAAAGAAGGTCTTAATTTGTCATCGGCCACACCAGTAGCCAAAGACATCTTTAGGATTTGATCCTCTACCGCTTTTATTTGTTCTCTGGTAGCTCCAGTCGTATTCTCTAAAGTCTGAGCTAACTTGACTTGCGCTTTCTCATCTTCTATGGCTGCCTTAACGCCATCAATTAGCAACTTACCAGCATAAGCAGCTGCGGCAGCAGCAGCAACGGCAAAAGCGGCGGCAGCCTTCTTTCCAAATTCTCCTAGCTTATTGCCAAAGCCTTCAACTTCTTTTTCACCTTGGCCAAGCTTTTTCTTTAGATCATCAACATCTGCAAGGATGGATAACTTAAGTGTTCTATTACCAGCCATTTGTTATCCCCATTTCTTTACAATTGCAGCAAAAGCTTCTTCCCATTTGCGCACTAATTCAGGCTGAATCTTGCGAAGTGTCGGGTAGATGAAATAGCCAGAATTGCCGCGTCCGCGATTGGGAGTTCTTCTGGGGAACTGGCGATAGCGGTTACTTCCAAATTCAAGACCTGCCCAGAGCCTCTGTGTTGTTGCGCCACCAGAAAACCTCTGAGATGCAAAGCCATATGAGAATTCACCGATTTTGGATGACTTGCTAATTCTGACGCCTTCGGCGACTCTCCGAACACCAGCACCCGAGACTTGTCGTCCCAGCGCGCTGACTTTGATTTGATTGGCGGCGTAGGTTGCGAGAGCGCTACTTTCGGTTCTAGCTTCTTGGATTGCTTGTTCATCCATTGCTTTAAAGGCGCTGAGAATACCGCGTAGCTCGCTACGATCATAAGTAATCGGATCACTTGCCACCATTTCTCTCCTTTAGTATTTCCAAGGCCGTCAAGACATCTTCGGCATCATCCCAATATTGTTTAGGAATCCGCGTCTCAATTGCCAGAAGCGTTAGAAGATAGTTTAGGCTTCCAGCGGTGTGGCTTTTGGGTTTTCATTCACCACATCAATATCGGCAACTGTCTCCATCCATACTTCGAAAGATTTAACTGGCTTACCAGCCGCTTCGCGTTTCATTGCGTTATATGCAAGGAACATAATGTCCCAGACACCGCCTAATTCGCCAATCGTCTTGCCAGTTGCTTTCTCCCATTTGGCATACTCGGGCGGTTGGGCAACATAAGTTGCTTCCTCGCCCGAGTTATATTCAATTTTAATTTGTGATTTCATAGCTCCCGATGCTCCGATCTCTTAGCTAAAGCTTTCTGCTGGTTGTCCAATTACTGTCATTGTCCAAGTGTCAGTTAGCGCTCCTGGTGCTGCGCCTCCTGCTGTTGGAAATATTGGCAGA